AAACTAGAGGGTATCAATGTTATACTTACAGAAGAATCTTATACATCTAAATGTAGTTTCCTTGATGGTGAATCTTTATAGGAACATGAGAATTATCTAGGTAAACGAATAAAGAGAGGATTATTTAAGTCAGCTGAAGGTAAACTTATTAATGCTGATCTTAATGGTTCACTTAATATTCTAAGAAAAGTAGTTGGAGATTTTAGTTATCCAATAGAGGCTTGTAGTACGCCATTAAGAGTTACTCTAAAGTGATTCTTATAAAACTTAAGACATTGATTTTGTATTGAGTAACTATAGGAAATAAAGAAAGAAGATAAACTTGAACTACCAACAAATGAACAAGGTACAGATACACCAACAGTTAAGGTAGTTAGAGGATTCAAAAACAGGAAATAATTATGTCGTTACTTAGTGATTTACAATTAGGCAAGGGGTATAGTGGAGCAAAAGATACTATAACCAAAATACTCTCACCTCTTAGACACCTTAGTGGAACTGTTGGAGATATAGGGAGAGCTGCACAAGCCTTAAAGATGTTGCCTAACCAGATAAGAACTAAATCAGACATGGTTCAAGTTAAGGCTACTCTTAGGGCTCTGAATCAAGTGTTAAAGAATAGTAAGATATCGGAATTTTTAAATAAACTTGAGAATGCAGTAGGGAATTCGATAGTGGGGGTCTTTAATCCTTATATCGATACTAGAACAAAGGTAAAGGTTGAGTATGATAAGAATAAGGTAGTTCAAATAGTCAATGGGATTAGAGCTACAAGAGATGCTAGAGTTGCTGCTGAAGTTCAAAATATGTTAATCTCAGGTGCAGCCTTCACAGACGTAGTAAAGATATTAGATAGAGTAAGGGAGAATGATCCTAAATGGGGACTAGGGAATATACTATCACTTTTACCTCAGAATTTATTAGCTCAGTTTGCTCCCAAGTTTCTAGGTGCTTATAAGACTGCTGATGAGTTTTTAGGAATATCAAAGGGGATACAGAATTTGGTAGAAGGGAAATCTTGGAATGGGGGACCTAAAATGCCTAAGAAGAAACCAACAGCAGGGATAGCTAATAGTACGACTTGGAACTCAGCAACTAATGTGGACAAGTATAAAAGTATGCTAGAACAGGCTGGGATTGATGCTTCTAACTTAAAGACTGACTTCGATACCCCAGTTCCAGTAGATGCTTTAGGGTATGACAAAGATACCGACACTTTCTACAACCCTTTTACAGAAGACAGAGATGTAGCGCATAGTGTTAACTCTAGTAACCAGAAAGTATTAGAAGCTACTATAAATGAAATCAACCCCGCCCCATTTGAAGGTTATTTTAGATCAAGATTGGGGAGATTGGAATTAGCATCGACTCACCTTTGGGATGTACAGATAAAACCAATGGGAACAGGAGTGCCGGTACTTGAGATGAGGGATATAGATGTTCTTCCGATTACAAACTGGTCACTAGATGCAGGACAGACTTTATCGGATTCAATGGAGATGTTTGGGGGAAGTTCAATTACAATCCCTACAACCAAGAAGATAGATATGAGATTTGAGGCTACCTTTGTAGAGGATTCAACTTATTCAGTAAAGGCGTGGCTCTCAAAGTATAAAAAGTTCATGTTCTATAAAAACCGAGTGAGACCTTATAAAGAGTGCTGCTCAATAATAGGGATATGGCTTCTTGATGTGGATTTAAAAGAGTTGTACTACCAAGCTTACATAGGGTACCCAATAGACATGACTGAAGGGTTAGAAGGGGAATCATCACACTCACCTATTAATAAGACAGTTACGTTCTCTATAGTAGGTCAATTAAGTTCTGATGAGTTCTATGAGCAGATTCAGCGAAAAGGACACGGAAGACACTGGGATAAAGATAAATTAAATACCCGATTCATAACTAACTTCAATAAAGACAAAGTAGTATCCATATTAAAAGAGTCTGACCAATCAAAAGCATATACGAGACAGTTCCGGAAAAAGACTAACGATAAGGACGGAAATCCACAGACTCCAGACAAAAGTTCACCAAAGCCAAAATCAGTAGGTAAGAGTAAGAAATCTGCTAAGCCTACGGATAAGAACCCTAAAGCTAAGAAACCAACTAAGAAGGGAACAGTAAGTAAACCTAAAAAGAAAAAGTAAAGTAGATGAGTACAATACAAATTAATTCAGTAGGTATAACTCCACCACAACAGCCAGAATTAGGAGTAGTTATAGGAGTTGTAGTTCCGTCTTCATCAGGCAGAGATTACCCTACAATTTACTTTGATTACGATACTTTCAAGAGGGAGTTTGATGATGGAGTAACGAGCTTGGCTAAGTATAAGTTTCTGTTTGAGAAGGGGTATCAAGTGGCAGCAGTGAGGGTAAATAAAGATGAGCCTAATTTTGCTACCTTAAGAATCTCAGACCCAGTTTATACAGACTTAATAGCCACTCACCCTCAATATTTAGACTCAATGCCTGTAGATCGAACTTTAAATAAGGATAAGGAGTTAGAGAACGTTGATATAAGCGATTTTACCAATGTGTTCAGGCTTAACTATGGAGACTTAACTAAACTAAATGCAGCTAAGGACTATATACTCATACCTTCAGGACTTAACCCAGAGACTGCCTCAATAACTCTACTTACTTTTGAAGATGGAGTACATGGGATTACAGGATCAGAAGCTTTTGGACCGAATGTAGTAAGGACAGCAGTAAACATTCAAAATAAAACCACAGCTCAAATTAGAGAAGGAATTAAGAATGTTATTGAAGCCTACACCCAGTATAAAGTAATGCCGGGACAAGAGGAGGAGGATTTTGATATGTTCTACCAGTTTACCTTTTCAGATGAGATAGAACAGTGGAACCTAACTCCAGGAACGATTGAGATTGATATAGACTACAACGATAAACTGGATGTTATAGCTAGTTATGCCTCTCCTTACAAAATAATGGACTTTGCATCTACTATCCCAGGAATCTTTGGAAATATGCTTAACATTCAGATTCAAGGATTTAATTGTAAGGTATATTATGATGATGAGCTTTTAGAGGATTATAACTTTTCATCCACAGAAGACTTATTCCTACAACTAAAAGAGAATTCACCTTACATACTGCCCGTCCTTCATGATAGAGATAAGAATTTACCAGACGGGACTTACTTCTTTGATGGTGGATTTGTAGAAGCTGAGAAGACTACAGATGACTATTTAAGAGCTTTAGAGTTATTTGGAGATGAGGACATAGATATAGATTTCTTAAGTTATGACGAGTTCTTTGACCCAGAGCTTAGAATCTTATCCATGCTACACCAAGTCTCTGTGGAAAATCAGTTCTTAGTTCTTTTAAACAGGGAAATAGCAAGGACTTATTCAAATACAACCAATATCTTTTATACTATAGGGACTTATGTTAGGAACGGAGTAGAACTGCCTACAAGTTACGCTTTCTTCGACAGACTAACAACAGATTATGCAGGAGTTATAAAAGAAAAGATATACATAGAAAAACAATACACAGAAGAGGAATATCAGAAGTTTAAAGAAATAGGGATGAACCACATTAGATACGATGGTTACAACTACTATATTTCCTATTACTACAGCACAATAAACGAGAACCCAGCTTACAGGTTTAGTATGAATAGGGTACAGAGAAAGTTTAGAAGGCTGCAACAATTTTTAGGAACAAAGAAAATAGAGCTTCACAGATATATCCAAAAGCTGACAACAGATCTAAGAGACGAGATATACTTAATAGATGACATTGTGCTTACTAGGTTTAACTATGATGACCGTATGGGTTCAGCAGAGATTCAACTAGAAGTAACTTTAAGTCAGATGATTAACGAGGTCTTGCTTTTAAATGTGATAATAAATAGGAATTAAATAGATATAACAAAATAAAGATGGCATTAGATTTTTTAAAGTATCAGAAAATTGCAGAGAATGGGAGAGAATTCCTTAGAACAGATATATGGGAGTTTTCTTTTGTTGATAGACCTACCGGGGTTTACATGCCGCCAGATGAGAACCTTTTGATTAGATGTACTGACTTCAATGTGTCAATAGATAACTCAATAGATAGAATGGAAGCTCAAATTAGAGGATTCACTATCTACCAGCCAGTTACTTCTAATAAGGCAGATGGTTCGTTTTCCATGAGATTTATAGATAGAGAAGATATGTCAATTCAGTATATGTTTAACGACTGGGCTGACAAGATCATGGAGAAAGAAACTAAGAAGACTGGAAGAAAACTAGACTTAACTTGTACAGTAATGCTTAAACAGTATAACACTCACAGACAAGTTATCAAGACTCTAGTATTCTATAACGCCTTCCCGACAACTGCTTCAGAAATGGGGGAATCTAGTTTTGGACAGGATGCAACAACAAACGGTGGAGAGTATGACATAGAATTCCAGTTCGAGTACTATGAAAGACAAAGAAATAGTGTTCCAATTACAGACGGGACAGCATCATAATTAGAATTTTAAAGTTAATACAAAGAATCGAAAATACCCCCCCCCCCCAGGGGGGGGGGGGGGTTAATTG